ACAAAACTATGCACTCTCGCATACGCCCACGCCTGTGGAGAAGCGCCAGGTCGGTGCCCGGTTCTCCACGCGGCGAGTCCTCGATCGTACACGGTTCTCAGTGTCTTCAATGGTATCTTCGTCGCTTTCGCTATTTCGGGAAGGGATTTTGCGTTCGGGTACTTTTCACGGAATCGTTTCGTGTACGAGGACGTACGAGTTTTCACGTTCTTATCGGTAGAGAATTTAGTGTACGTTTTCTTTTTCATTTTCATGTATCTAGTTTCTACGTCTTTGAGTGTATTGAGCCCTCTGAAATATTTAAGGGGTGCATATATGGGACCCTTCGTTTTACGCAGTTCGCGAACTTTCTTAGATATTTCCTGATCCGTGAGGGCCATCTTAATTATTACATATAATTTTAATCTAACCAATCGTAATCTTTCGAACCCAACTTTATTGTACACCCATCACATCTACGACATTTCATGTATGTGTCCAGTATTGGATTATAAATTTTGCATTTATCTCTACACATGGGACAGTTATATTCCTCTTTTATTTGCTTTTTTAATGCATACTTAACTGGACGCTTCGTCCTGGAATCACTGTGTAATTCCATACCCTTCCACATCAAGAAATTGGCCGTGATGATCTTAGTCATATCTTATTTTCCGAAAAAAATAATGACGTCGTTGATATTTTCAAATACTTTGTCACCAAAACGAAGTCGACCAGTATCAATACAGTAATGACCCCGTATACCTTTATATGAAGCCTTGTGAAACATCTTAAAATATTAATTATTTTGTTTTGACTTAGTTAAACAAAAAGGTCTTATAATCGTTAAGATGAGTCTCGAGATAATCACGGGCAACATGTTTTCTGGTAAGACGTCGGAGCTTATCCGGCGTCTTAAGAGATACAGGGTTATGGGTAAAAAGATATCAGTCATAAACTCTACAAAAGATACGAGGTCAAATGATGATGTGATTCATACACACGATGACGTAAATTTTAATTGTATAAAAGTAAACCAACTCTCGGATACCCTCTTAGACAAAGGATTCTGTGAATCCGAAGTCGTAGCCATAGACGAGGCGCAGTTTTTTATGTGTCTCACAGATTTCGTGAGGATGTGCCTCTTTCTTAAAAAGACGGTCATCGTCGCTGGTTTGGATGCAGATTACAAACAAGACAAATTTGGGGAGATATTAGACTGCATACCCATGGCTGATAGCGTTACGAAATTATCTGCGTTATGTATGCGTTGTAAAGATGGAACACCCGGGCCATTTACTAAACGTATCGTAGATACACGAGAAATTGAAGTGATCGGTGGTTCAGATGCATACGAAGCCGTGTGTAGAACGCACTTGTTAGCTTAGAACCTTTTAATGTCTAAAATGACTACAATTCTTCTATCATCCGTGGTCTTCTCAACCTTATGATACCTCGAATGATCGAAAACAAAATCTTCTCCCACCTTGTGCTCGTGCGTCATATATTCAGTATCAAGTGTACTCGTACCCTCGAGTGTTAAGTGGTATCGCAGGTATAAATTGTGCTCGGCGCGGTGGGGTGGTATGGTGATTGGTCCGTCCATCACTGCTATCATTCCACCAGCGACACATGGAATCATGTCTATGCGCTTCTTTATATAAGGGATATCAGAAAGTTTGTAGTAGTAGTATTTTTCTGTTTTTTCAAACCATGCATCATCGTCGTGGAAATAGTGTTTCTCAAGTGCATCCATTTTATGCAGGAATGCGTCTCTTAGTTCTTTGTGATAGAGTTTAAGTATGCATAATCCACCAAAATCATTAGAATAATAAAATGGTTGGTGAAATAACACGTCCATCAGAGTGTTGCGCATACCAACGAGTGGTCTGAGTGGTTTGCGAAAATACAGGCGATCTATCGGATTCTTAAAATAGTCAAAGGCTACTAACACGACAGGGAACAGAACACATTTCATTATTTTCTCCATGTATAATAAATGCCAGGTTATAAAGGAAAGGAATACTACGCACCAGAACCAACTGACGAGGTCGATACACTCGACAAACGATTCTTCATGGGTCTCACTCGAACACAAACTGGTTTGATCGCACCACCCGTGATATATTTCACTATGGTACTTCTTGCTGTCATCATGGCACTCCCAGCCGTCTATAAGAAGCGACCAGGTCTTCTCATACCACTCGCCATTGGACTTTACATCAATGGAATTCACTTGTACCACCACTACGCACTATTGAAAAAATAAATTAAAAGTGTATATTAATAGAATGTTCCTATCCAAGGTTTTCGCAAACTTGATATTCCAGTCACTCGTGACATACGGCTTTGCGAAGGCTACCATAGAAGATCCCCAAATGAGCGAGGCGTTCGCGAAAAATGCACTCACGTACATGATAGCGTGGTTTATCGCGCTTCTCATGTTTGCATTCAGTAAAAATATCATCACTCGGTTCACACTCTTCACCGCCATGTCTGCCGTTGCCGGTATGTTCCTGGGTACACAAGATAAGACCAACGCGAAAGAAGCTCTACTCGATGCGGTCACCATTTTCATCGCCATGTTTACGCTCGGTGTGGCAACACACATGTTAGGCTATGACCTCCAGTCGCTCGGCTCGATTCTGTTCATCGCACTCATGGGTTTGATTTTGTTAAGACTCTTCTCCGGAAAAAAATATTCGGAGCTCGTCGTACCACTATTCGCACTCTTCGTCGTGTATGATACCAATAACATACTGAGACGCAACTATGAAGGTAACTTTGTGGGTGCATCATTTGACTATTTTGCGGATATTCTTAATTTGTTTAGTGGATTGCTGAATAATGAATAAGCCTATTTCTTACCAACACTGAAAAATCTCGTCATTTCTGGAAAATTAAAAATAAAAAAAATTATTTTTTTCTACGCTTTCTTCTTTGAAAAGTTTCGGAAAAAATAAAAAAAGTTTTTTGTGTTTTTAAAAATGAAAAAACATGGTGTTGCTTCGCAATTATTCTCGTCTTTTGATTTGAAATCCTGTATATCCCTACATAAAAGCGAAATTCAAAAAAAATTTCGGATGTTAATAATAATGAGGGTCACACTCAAGAAAAGTCCGATCCGTGATAAGAAGTACCGGGTCACTTTTCCGGACGGAGATCATGTAGACTTTGGTGGCAAGGGGTACACGGATTATACCATACACAAAGATCCCATGCGTATGCGTCTCTATGTATTACGACACGGTGGCGGAGACACACGAAAATTTAGTGACCCACAAAAGGTACACCAGAGAATGTCTAAAGTGAGTAAGAGCAAACTCGAGGATTGGGGAATCTCGGGTTTGAGGACTGCGGGTTTTTGGTCCAGGTGGCTTCTATGGAGTGAACCAGACCTACGTGACGCAATGCGCTTCATGAAAATGCGCTTCGGACTAAATATAAAATATACGTAAATAACAGATGTTACCAGCTTTGATCCTTCCTCTATTGAATGTACTCGGTATAAACGTATTTCCGGGACAAGACGCATGGAGTCCAACGGTTCCGTTCGATAAAAATAAACACTATTCCGTGTCTGCATTATCTATACTTTGTTGTTGTATCATGATATCTAACGTGATGCGCAAAAAATTCATAGGATGGTGGGTCCCGGTACCAATGAAACCAGTTGGTTACGGTTCATTGGCGATATGTATAGCTCTATCTTTCCTCGTGACGTACGATACGTACCACAGGGCACTGAGCATGATACCAAAATCAGAAGAAAAGAATGATTAGAAAAAGTTATCTGTTCGATACAATTTAGCGGAATAATCACCTGATTGTCCGAGTATATTCATAGTCTCGTTACCGTATATTTCTTGACACCCAATATCATCCATGCAATCTCTTTCACCCAAACTCACTGGAAGAGAGTACATCTGATCACCTGGTGTCACTGTGTAATAATGATATCTATCACGTCGTCCACGCACTTCCTTACCGTACAATGGCAGTGTCTCGTTGTTCTCACCAAGTAATACTCCCATCTGTTGGACGTGTTGTGGTTTATACTCCTTGATGGGTGGCGCTCTAAATTCACGCTCTACGGGAATTTGAACAGGTACGGCGACACGCTCGCGTGTGTGTACACGTCTTACGGGCTGAGGCTTCGTGAGTGTGTACAAGAGTATCAACAGTAAAACGAATATAGTGATGAGCATCGCCGTGTGTCTAGTCTTTGCGTTCATTATTAGTAGTCATAGATTTTAATACTATGTCTTGCATTATTCGTACATGTTTTTGTGAATATACTTGTTTACTATGTTTCTTATCATTTTTAGTCACACGTTTTTTGGGTTCCTTATAATCCATTAAATTACAATAGCGTCTAATTTTTATCTAGTGATAATTGATGACTCGTTGTCCGCGCATGATTTGTAGTACACCCCCATGAATCCCATGGTCACCAATTTTAGGAACGTGGTTAATTTCAATCTTTCTTCCGTTTACGATTAGGAACTTCCTAGAGCTGGTCAATATAGACCGTTCGGTCACCATTTTGGTTCCGGACCCCCAACGGTAATCGTAAACTGGAGCGTGATATGGCATTTTGTGTTTAATTTATATATGAATTGATATGACTTAGGTTAAATCAATTCGCCCAAGTCTATATTGAACGAGCAACCAAAGACCAAACATTACTGTCTTTAATAAATTATTTGCATCGGTATCATCCATCTTATATATGGGACCCATGATTCGTCCAAAGAAGGTTTCTTCCTTCGCGTTACCCGTGACATACATTTCCATCTGGGTCAATGCACACGTGTCATCGTTTACCGACCAATGGTAAAATATGAATGGTATCAGTATACTATACATTTCGAGTAGCTGCGTATTTTTCAGGAAAGGAATTACGAGCACTGCCATGAACAATACGAGATGGATGAGGAATATAATGTTCATCTATTAATATGGAACAAGAAAATATTGAAAATAACAGGATCGAAGGATTTCCAAAAGATATAGAAAAACCTGAAGCCCCAAAGAAATGGCACACACAACAGGAAAAGGTTCTCAAGGAATGGGGTGAGGCCGCGGCGTGTTACAGATACATGAACTATCAAGCGTTTCTTATGTTTCAAAAACTGAGTATGCGATTTACACTTCCTGTGATCGTACTTTCGACTGTCACTGGTACAGCAAACTTTGCACAAGAACAATTTCCAATTAGTATTCGTTCCTCTGTACCGTCTATCATTGGTGGTCTCAACTTAATCGCGGGTATTATTGCGACTATCATGCAATTTCTCAAGATTAATGAATTGATGGAGAGTCATCGTTCCGCGTCACAATTGTACGGAAAACTGTCTCGTAGAATCAGACTGGAACTTAATCTCCCACTCGTGAATAGAACGCTTGATGGCTCAGATATGGTTCACGATTGTCACCAGGAAATGGACCGTCTCATTGAACAGAGTCCACCCATACCCAGAAAGGTTCTATCCGACTTCGAGAGAGAATTCCCCGATGATAAGATATTCACAAAGCCAGAAATATTGCACGTGCACCCAATTTTACCTTTCAAAGCGATTAAAGAGTATTCCATCATGAGTCTTCTTAAAGACCCAAAACAACGAAATCTAACCGAAGACCAACTCAAAGATGAACTCGATGAATTGCGGGGGCGTGTTATGCCCGGTAACAAAAAGATTCCCGACGACCCCCTGAAAGCTTCGGGAATACGAAGAAGATCTGCCCCGACGGGTGACTCTATTCTTAAAATGACCGATACCCCACCCAAAAAAATAACTCAAGAGCCTGACATAGAAACGGGTGAGGTAGAGTATACGGACGAAGAAGTCGTAGAAGAAGAATAATTAAACACACGAGTTGCGATGAATGCAACCAGAATAAATAAAGTTAAATTAAAGAAACCAAAACATAATAAGTAAGGAACGATCTTCCTTCTGATAGGATCAATAATTCTAGATTGAAGTGCATCGTTTTCAAAAATAATATCTATAGCCTGATTAGTGAGATCATCATTCTTCGCCATGGACGCATTTGTTAAAATACATCGACAAAAAAAGGTTCAAAATGACACGCTCCATCACAAAGAAATAGACCGACTCAAACAGCTCATATCACGGGGTAAAAATGTGATGCTATGCGGTGCTCATGGTTTTGGTAAAACGTTCATATTGAATGAAGTTTTAGATGAATTAAACAGCATAGAAATGCCATATAATTATAAAGCATCCGATGAGCTCAAGGGTTCAAATATGTGCATTTTTTTAGAAGATTACAGACATGACGTCATGGCACAAAGGCACCTCATAGATTATGTATCCGATGGCGGTCGTGTATCGAATGGTTCTTTTGTCGTGACATCTAAAAATGTATTTCTCTTACCGAATTTTGAACTCATCATAGTACCCAAAAGAACGCCCACCGAAATAGCGTCATTGAAACCAAACGAGCCCAATGCATATTCGGCGGCCGTAAAGTGTAAAGGGAACATATATAACTTTTTTGATTATATTAATTTTTCGGACGAGAAAGATATATTCACAGAACCAAAAGATATCGCTATAACACTTCTATGTAAAGAAGAATCACGTGACGATATAAAGACATTACACGAGCATGGTCATGTGTGGGGTATGATTCACGAAAATTACGTAGACTCTGAAGGTGTAAACGCCGCACGCATATCACACGCACTTTCCGATGCAGATCTATACGATTCGAGTATATATAACGGTGACTGGACTTCGATGTGGTATTTCATAAACTCTGTGTATAACACACCAAAGGAATATCTAG